ACGAGGATTATCGTCATCATTTTGTCTTCCAGAGAGCCGGAGCGCAAGCTCCGAAATCTGGTTAGCAAACGTGATTGCCGTAAAAGTGTCGCTCGGGTCTTCCGTGAGGAAGATTGGCCTGATGTTGTTCCCATAAAAGAAGTCCGTTCCGCAAGATTCGAAGAAGTACCCGGTGGTGAAAGTTTTATCCCTATTCGGGATGAAACCACACACCTCGAGCACTTCTAAGAGTAGTGATGCGGCTTCTTCTGGAACTATGATGTCATCACCATAGACACTACAGCAACGACTTGCCCTGAAGGGCTCGACGTCGCTCACTTCACACGCGGCAGAAGCCAGTGCAAAGAAAAGTAGTGTTTCCAAAGGGAAAGTGTACCCGTTGCCCATGGAGGAAATCTTCTCGAGAAGAATTGGTTTCCCCTTATACACAGTATAAGGAGTCCGAGACTTCAAGATGGATTCTAGCCACCTTGGGTCTGCATCTGAAAGCATATCTACGACTAACGTCTTCGATATACAATCTGAAGCAGATGAGAGATCGATCGTTGCTAAGCGATCGGTCCACGCGCGACGAGCCAAATCTTGATTCCGCGTTTGATCGCGGATATCAATATGGCAGCGCCTAAGCCGTTCAGCAATTAGTTCGCCAATCCCTAATTGAACATAAATGTTCCATCGGGGCTCAACGCCTATAGAGCGATCGGTCTTTGCGTTCTTAGGTACAAATGCAAGCCTTGACTCACAGCGAGGCTCAGCCTCGCGTATGAGCGCTTCGCGAATATCGTAACCGTCCTCCGAAAAGAGACGGCACGCATATTCCCTAAGCCAAGGCGTGATACACCCAGGAGTGCGATATTTATCGTACCATGAGGTATTGTTACCCACAGTACTTCGATCTGCCCCTGGGCCGAATCGCGCATGTTCTCGAACCTTGGAAGCGTCAAAGCGACCTAAGATTGAGGTTATTTTTTGCCGGGCACGAGAAAGTACGTGCTCAACAGAGACGGATGAAGTCACCTTTCCGTCCCACCTCAACCTAAATCGCTCATTCGTTTCCTTACACCGCTGTTCAGCAGCCAACCATTTCTGGAAAGCCACCTGTTCACGGTCAACCCCGAGATCGAGGTCAACACGCTTCTTGAAGAACGAAGCGATTTGGTAATCCAGCCCAACCTCTAGGAGAGTTTTACGTCTCAAAAAGTACTGAACTGAATACCAATCGGTATCGAACTCCAAGCTAACAAGCGAATGAAAGTCTCTCTGCTCTAAAAGCATGAGTGCTTTCACCGCCAACGGCGTGCCGGTTTTGGAACACAAATCTCGGAAGAACTTCTCGCTGACTCCCCCCACTATGGGGGGGTTAACGATCAGCCTCCTCCTCTGAGAAGTAGTGGCTACTCTCTTCATGGGGATGATCCTTACGAAGAGTAGTAACCCGCGCGAACCAGATCCTTTGCAGGGTCATACTCAACTGCCATACCAGCTGTGTCCGATTCGAGGAATCTTGCAACTTGCAAGAAAGCTTCGAAATAGTCCAGTGAACTGGCATTGCGAGTATCAAATGACCTGCCCGCAGAGCTGACGGCATTCAGGGTTGCCTGGTAAACGTTTCTAACCCATTCGGCCAAGTAGATGTCGCCACCTGCTTGTACGTATTGGAAGGAAACGAGTCCCTGGCTGGTCGGCACCTTAATATGACAGGTGAAACCAGTCCCTGAAGCGACAACTACACGGCTGAAACTAGCACATGCGAGAACGATTGGATCGTATAACATGTAACTAAGCTCCAGTTAGGTGGGTACGTCCCAGTTGCAGAACGATTCGGACACGACAGTCGTCGCCAGAAGGTTCTTAGCGAAAGCCAAGATATCCTTCCGGTTCTGAAGCGTGGACCGATTAGGGGCAACGAGTTCCATCTTCGCGAAGAGATTGAAAGCGACTTTGGGTTGCGGCGTATAGCCGTTATCCGAGCCGCTGATCACTTCCAAAACTGGTAGCGTAATACGCAGGTCCAGTTTAAAAGCGCTATCAGAGCCCTTGCCGCTTTGAAGGTTGCCCATGGTGATAACCGGGACGCCAATCCCGATACCACCACTGACATCCATCCATTTGGCAAGGGAGGCCGTAGCGCCCCGAGCGGAAAACGTTTTCGCTACTGGTGTAGCTTGCCCGTCATTAAGGGTAATTGCACTTTGCGATGACATGTTTTCTCTAAGATTCGGCTGGGCCGACGAAGGGCAAAACTTTCGTTTTGCAAATTGAGACTAAGGATACTACTTAAACAGCTGCCGCATAAGCGACATGGAGGTGAGAAACTTCCATAAGGGTCCGTTCTCCAACGGATTCCTAAACTGCGGTAATGCCACTGACGGCCAGTCTGTCATCGGCACCCTTGTGTACCTCACCTGTTTATAAGATGAGGAACCCGTGGATGTCGATCCAGTTCCGGCGCCAAGGCCCCAGTTGTAATCTTTAGTCATTGTCCCCTTCCAAAGCGTAGACGTGTAACCCCCTGTAAGCTCAAAACCATCAAATGCATAAAGCATCTGAAGGTAATTGCCGACAGGGAGAAACCAGTCTACGACAAAGGAATAGGGTACTAGTTCCCACGCAACTGCCAACGGATTCGTAATACCCGTTTGTGACAGTACGGCTTTAGACATGCTATCTAAACGATAGCGCGCCTTAAACCTCACTCGAACATCCTGAACAATGACACCATTGAATGGGTGTCCTTGATTACGATTCAGGCTCCGAGCGTTTGCATAAGTTGCCGTCCCCACTGCCGTCGTGTGATAAAGATCACCCGACACATGTGAGGCTAGCAATTCTGCAGCACTTTGGACATCCCGAAGAAGGGGTACAACACCAAAGTTGTACTCCAACCAATGAGATGCGAGACGCTTGTCGGCCGGTGTCTTAGTGACCTTGGCGACTTGCGCACGAGTTGGTTGGCCTTGAAGGCCAAGACTCTTATACACCCCGGAGAGGTTACCTCTCCTGAGTGATCTCGCTGCATCTGCTATTCGGTAAGCAGTCGTCGAAATTAAATTCGCCGTCTGTTTCCGTTCCGCAAACGCTACTCCAGCGTTAAACTTTTGATATTTAACGTTCTCGCCGAGGCGAGAAAGTGCTTTTACCCGCGCTTCATCGGTGACTTTGTCACCATAGGCGTACGGGTGGAAGGTATCACGCGAAAGAACGTTCGAGTAGGTTGTCACGGTTCGATTACTAGAATCGTTTGCCGTAACAACTCCCTCGGTTCCTGAACACTTCACCGCATCACTGCGGAAGAAATTATCAGGAAGTTTTGCGTTCCTCGTCTTCGATCTGTATCCTGGCGTTCGACTCCCAGACCATTCTCTCCTCTTACCAGTCACAACTTCAGAGTACGCGGTTTGATAAGTAATCAAACCAGTATCCCGGTTGCGGCTAGTTACAGTGGTGAAAGCAGTAAGGGGTTCGAATTCAGGATTAGCTCGAAGCATGGTGGTACCTAACCAGAGTGGTGGGATCCTTTCTTTCGAAAGGAGGAGAGGGT